GGTACAAAATTAAAATAGAGTACACTCTACTCATAAAGAGGTAAAAACATGGCAAGACCAAAACTAGATATTAAAGGGGAGGAAGTTCAAAAATTAGCATCATATGGATGCACTAATACAGAAATTGCAGACTATTTTAATTGTAGTGAAGGAACTATTAGAAATGGTTTTTACGAATATTTGACAAAAGGCAGAAGCATAAAGAAATTGCGTTTAAGACAGATCCAATGGCAGATAGCAGAAAAGGGAAATGCAGCTATGGCTATTTGGCTAGGAAAGAATGAATTAGGTCAATCTGATGGTGGATTGATTGCAGAAGATAACGAGCCTTTAGCATGGTCAGTTGATTGAAGCCAACAAAACCAAATAAAACAGGAAATGCAACTCAACAAGATAGAGTTATGACAAATCCTAAAACTGCGAAATTAATTATAGATTATTTCCAACCATTTGGAAAAATATTAGAGCCATGCAAAGGCGAAGGTGCTTTTTATAATCAATTAAAAGGTGATAAAGATTGGTGCGAAATAGATTTGGGTAGAGATTTCTTTGAATATGATAAAAAAGTAGATTGGATAATAACAAATCCTCCATACAGTATTTATGACCAATTCTTAGAAAAATCTATGAGCCTATCTGATAATATTGTTTTTTTTGTGCCATTTTCAAAACTATTTAAATCTAAGTCCAATGATTTAATGGTTAAAAATTATGGTGATATAAAAGAATTATTAAATATGGGTACTGGCTCACAACATGGTTTTAAAATGGGATTTATAGTGGGTTGTATTTATTTTAAAAAAAACTATGTAGGTGATATTAAATATACAAGAATGTATTAATGCCTTTATCTAAACCCCAAAAGCAGATATTAGAATGTGATAAGCGTTTTAGAGTATTAATTACTGGAAGAAGATTTGGTAAGACCTTTTTATGTATTCAAGAAATAGCTAAGTTTGCCAGATACCCTAAAAAGAAAGTTTGGTATGTAGCGCCAACTTATCGTATGGCTAAAGACATTGTTTGGAATGATCTAGTGGATAGAATGGTTAAACATAAATGGGTAAGCAAGATTAATCATAGTGATCTCAAGATTATCTTAAAAAATGGTAGTGAGATATCCCTGAGAGGTGCAGATAACGAGAATAGCCTGAGAGGTGTTGGATTAGACTTTCTTGTCATGGATGAATTTGCGGATATCAAAGAACACGCCTATACAGAAGTATTGCGACCAACCTTATCTGATAAGGGAAGAATGGGTGCGGCTCTATTCTGTGGAACTCCAAGAGGATATGGCAACTGGTCTTACAATCTATTTACGAGAGAGAAAGATGACGACCAATGGCAATCATTCCAGTTCACTACACTAGAAGGTGGTCAGGTATCTAAACAAGAAATAGAACAAGCTAAATCTGATCTGGATGAACGAACATTCAAACAAGAATATCAGGCATCATTTGTTAATTATGCAGGACAGATTTATTACAACTTTGATAGAAAAGAAAATGTCATAGATAAATATACTCCTCAAACGGCAGAACTACACATAGGCATGGACTTTAATATTGATCCTATGAGTGCCGTAGTATCAGAGATTATAGGCAATAAGATTATTATCCATGATGAGATAGTGATTTACTCATCCAATACTGATGAATTAGTACAAGAGATAAATGCTAGGTACAAAGATAAGCACATCTATGTTTATCCTGATCCTGCTGCCAAGCAAAGAAAGACATCCGCAGGTGGCGTGACGGATTTAGCCATCTTGAAAAATGCAGGATTTAATTTAAGAGTTAGAAATACACATCCACTAATTAGAGATAGGATTAATGCAGTGAACACTAAATTGAAGAACGCTAATGGAGTTAGAACTTTATTTATTGCTAATAGTTGTAAAAATGTGTTAAAAAGCATTGAAAGACAAATTTATAAGGAAGGCACGACCATACCTGATAAAGATAACAATTATGATCATATGAATGACGCATTAGGATATTTAGTGGAATATTTATACCCTGTAAGAAGGGATTTTAAACCTAGCAAACCCCAGAGGTGGAGTTAATGGCATTATACAGTAGAGAATTTTTAACATCCAGACATAAGCACTATCAAGAAAAGTTTAAGGATTGGCATTTCCATTTAATGTCATATCTGGGTGGTCAGGATTACCAAGAAGGATATCAACTTAATAGATATATTTTAGAAACTGATGAGGAGTATTTAAAACGAGCAGAGAATACTCCGATAGATAACCACTGTAAGAATGTGGTGCAGATTTATACTTCATTCCTATTTAGAGTTCCACCTACAAGAGATTATGGATCATTACAAGGTGATCCGCAGCTAGAGAGTTTTATTAATGATGCAGATTTAGATGGCAGATCATTTAACAATGTCATTAGAGAGATGCAAGTGAACGCATCTATCTATGGTACTTGTTGGGCAATCTTAGATAAACCTGCCGTACAAACACAAACCAGAGCAGAGGAAATACAATTAGACATCAGACCATACATCAGTCTTTATACCCCTGAGAATGTCTTAAACTGGAATTTTGAGCGTAGTTTAAATGGTAAGTATGTTTTAAACAGATTAGTTCTACTAGAAGATTTATTTGATGATGTAGCAACCATTAGAGTATGGACTAATGAAGATATTACTACTTACAAAGTAAAAGATTACACCAAAGGGTATTCTACATCTAAGCCTATGCTATTAGATGAGATGCCTAATATGCTAGGTAAAGTTCCTGCCGTAATTTTATATAACCAGAAATCTCAGCGTAGAGGTATTGGTATATCTGATTTGAATGATGTGGCAGAATTGCAGAAAGCTATTTACAATGATTACTCTGAGATAGAGCAGCTAATCAGATTATCTAATCATCCAAGTTTAGTTAAGACACCAAATGTAGAAGCTAGTGCAGGTGCAGGATCTATTATTGAAATGCCTGAGGATTTAGATAGCAACTTAAAACCTTATCTGATCCAACCTAGTTCCCAGTCATTAGACGGCATTATGAACAATATCAATATGAAGGTAGAAGCCATTAATAGAATTACACATATGGGAGCAGTCAGAGCCACTCAGGATAGAGTTCAATCCGGTATAGCCTTACAGACAGAATTTCAATTATTAAATGCTAGACTAAGTGAGAAAGCAGATTACTTACAGAACGCAGAAGAACAAATCTGGAAACTATTTGCTGAATGGCAAAACCAAACATTTGATGGTGAGATAATTTACCCAGACTCATTTAATTTGCGCGACTATGCGAGTGATCTACAATTCCTACAAGCAGCTAAAGCTAGTGGTGTTCCTTCAGATACCTTTGCTAAAGAAGTAGATAAACAGATTGCTAGAGCCGTAGTAGATGATGATGAAAAGATTAATACGATTGATAGTGAGATAGATGCTAAAGCAGCACCTATTGGTCAGTTTAGCACACCAACAATAGAAGGAGAAGAAATTGCCGAAGTTTGACGATCAGAATATAGATTTACCTTTTGGCGTACCTGTTCAAATGGGTTTAGTAGATAATTTTAGTGGTATTCAAAAATTTGGATATAATTCTTCAGTAGGCTCATCATTTGAAACTGTTTGGGATGGTGGAGGTGATTATACATTTATCACATCAGCAGGAACAGCAACTGCTACATCATCAGATACAAGTTCTGATAATGGAGGAACAGTTAAAGTTTTTGGATTAGATAGTAATTATGATTTAGCAGAAGAAACATTAACTATCGGTGGAAGTGCATCTACAACTTCATTTATTAGAATATTTAGAGCATTAATGATAAATGCTAATACAGGTAATGCCAATGTGGGTACGATTACAATAACAGTTTCATCTACAACAATAGCACAAATACAACCAACTTATGGGCAAACATTAATGAGTGTTTATACAACTCCCAGAAATTACAGAGGTTATTTACTTCAATTAGATATAGGTAGTTCTAAAGATTTAGAAAATGAAATTATTTTTAGAATTAAAGGAATTGACAATGGTAATGCTTGGAATACTAGATCATTTATTACAACTAGAGGTGGTTTTGTAGAAAAAACTTATCTTATTCCAGAAATTATATTACCCAAGACCGATATTGAAATAAGAGCAAAATCATCAGCTACGAGTTCTATATCAGCAGGTTTTGAATTATTATTACAGGATGTCACTTATTCCGCCTAAAGGCAAAACAGTATCCACTACTGAGTTCTATAACTGGTCACATCAGCAGCATAATCTAAAAAGATGTTTTTGCGGTGAATTTGCAAGTATCGGTTTTAATTACAAATTTGGTATGTTAGAACTATTATGTTTTAAACATTACAAAGAGAGGATAGGAAAATGCCATACGGAAAAGGAACATACGGCTCAAAAGTCGGCAGACCACCAAAGAAATCAGTTAAACCTTCTATGAAGAAGAAGAAAAAGAAGAAATAATGCCTAAAAAGAAGTCAATTTGGGAAAAGAAAAGACCTAAATCATTAGGCAAACCCAAACCCTTTAATAAAAAAACCAAGAAATATAAATCAGCTAAAAGAAAAGCTGATAATATGTTTGGAAAAGCAGTTAGTTTTGTCAAAAACCTATATATTTCAAAGATGGTAAAATAATGGCTAATTATAGAGGTCGTCAGGTCAAACTTAATAAACCATTCCGAACACCTAATAAAAGCAAGAAATTTGGTGTTTATGTAAAGGATAAATCCACCGGAAATGTAAAAGTAGTGAGATTTGGCGATCCTAAAATGAAGATAAAAAAGAATATCCCTGCCAGACAAAGGTCATTTTTGGCTAGAATGGGGGGTGTTTTAAAGCAAGTCAGAGGTCAAAAGACCTTATCCCCTGCCTATTGGTCAATTAGGGCATGGAAAAAAAACTTTCCTTTATAAAAATAAATAGTTGTAATTTAGTTATAAATTGGTTATAAAATAACCATGAACACAAATACAGGAGAAACTAAAATGACTAAAGTAAGCAAAGAGTGGATTGCACACTGTGAAAAAATGCAAAAATTATCTAATGATAGTATTTCTAATGTTGCTTTAAATGAAGCAAATCAAGAAATCAAAAGCGGTGATGTAATCACTGGTTGGGGTGGCGGAGAATTTATTTTCTGTTTCATCTACAAAACTGGCGACTTGCTAGTATGTGAGAAAGATCAGGATTGGAAAAATATCCAAAATCGTTTTTTAACTAAAGCAAATTTCTTTAATTTAAAATGTAAGGAGTGGGCATAAGCCCACTTCTCAGGAGGTAATAAAAATGAGCAAATATAAATTACCATTCGGTCAGAAACTCATCCAAGAAGTGGGTAATTTTCTATTCATTCAACAAAACCATTTCTATGAGCATAGTGGCGTAGTCACTGATCAGGTATGGTTTAAGTATTATATCCATAAAGATGCTCTTAATAAAAAAGGGAATTATGGTGTTGTTAGTATCAGAGATGACAAGACATATTCAGTCTTTGATAAGCAGTTTAATATATCTATCTACAAGAACTTAGAGGATGCCTTTAAGTATGTAGAGGAGATGTGGAGTTAAGTAAATAATCCTGTATTTACTAATTAGCCATCCTGTTATATACAAAATGGGATGGCTACAAAGCAAGAGATATTATCAAAACTAGCTGCTTCTCATGAACAAAGAATATCAAAAGTTCTTTTTGATCTTGAAGAAGATATTATTGCTCAATTACAAAGAGCCACAGACGGAGTTCCCCTTACTACTGAATTAGCTATTCAGCTAAGACCAAATCTTAAAAGATTAATAGAGCAGAACTATCTTAAAGAAGGCTCTAAGATTATTTCAGAATATGATGAAGTTGTTAAAGGATATATGGACTATATCCGCACTACTCCAGTTTCCGCTAAATTTAAAACCCTTACCAAAC